GTTGTTTTTTCTTTACGTTGTCTTTTGATTCTTGTAATAATGCTGCTCCGTCGATTTTCTTAGTCATGCTTACCCTCTACCTTTCAAATGTTTTTACGAAATTCACTTCTAACTCGACTTCATCGAGAAACTCTTTAACTTCTGATTCTAGTTCTTCGATGTCTTTGTCGTTTCTATTGACTCGAACGGTAAAGAACTGAGCATTTTCTGGTAAGCGTGGGTCGAATGATACGAAATCGCACCATTTTCTATCCGTCATCCATAGCTGACCTTGAATTTGCCAGTAGTATTGGCTTGGTACAGCACGCTTGCGGAGTGTTTCGATGTGAGTAGATGTATTGGGACACTTGATCTCAATTATTCCGTCGTCACCGATTAGTCCATCAGGACTTGCACCAGCTTCAATGTCGGGGTGTACGAAGAATCCGCACTCCTCAACATCATTACCAGTCGTCAGTTCGTATCGTAGTCGTGCCACAGGTTCGTTTTCTGTACCCCATTCCATTGCGGCGTTGGAATACATCTCTTGGCGTTGTCCTGTCAGACGCTCAGCTACAAGTTCAAACTTATAGTTTTTGCGTGTTGCTGCTTCGCCAGAACGAATCTTGGTCATTACGTCCTTAAACCGACTGGCAGTGGCACGACCTAAGCGTGCTTCGTGCCAATCCTCGGTACCCTGTTCGACTACAATGAGATTAGCTAACATCAGCAGTCTCCCTTTTCAATTCAGCCATACGCTCTTTGATAATTGGCGTGACTTGCTTCTGTTGATCTGGTGTCAGTTTAGCCATGATGTCTTGGAACTCACCTCTTTTAGTGGCGGTTTTAATAGCTTCTATGGCATCTTCAACCTTATTAAGCTTGAACTGTTCAAATTCAGCCATTTCCTCGGTTGTTGCAACGTCACCGTTATTCAGATAACCAAGTACGGCTAATGCTCGTCCGATTGATATGGTCTCAAGCTTTTCAAAGGCTTTTGGCTTTGCAATCTCTGAGGCTGAATACATAGCTGAACCAGTGGCGGTTGCTGAGTATTCATCTTTTTGATCTTGTGTGATCTTGGCTTGGAATAGTACTGAACCATCCTCTAGGAAGCGTGGTTCGGTAGTTATAGCTGCACGTGGGTTTTCCTGTCGGAACGCTTTCAGTCGAGCAGGGACAGTAGCGTAGTCCTTGCCCTGATATTTAATTGTTTCTATTGTCATGATTCATCTCCCTTGTATGTCTCAACACGCTGCTTTAATAGGTCGTAGGTGAGAGTATTGTTGTCTTCTAAAAACTTTGCGTACTCAAGTAGTTGCTCAAGTGCAAAGATAGCTATTTCACGATATTCGTTCATACCCAGTCTCCGTCGACGTATTGCTTATTGCATTTGTCACAAACTTTGACCATTTCCTCACGCTCATAAGGCGTGTACTCATATGCTGTTAGTTCAATTTCTTGTGCGCCTGCGTGATTGCAGTGTTCGACGATAAACTCGCCGTCTTCATCTTGATAGCCGGATACAACTGTTATTTCCTCATCCCAGAATGGTGATTGTTGGATAACATGGATGCGTACCGGAGTAGTAGTTATATTCATTGTGATTTTCTCCCTGTGTTTTTAGTGCCAGCTAGGGGGTAGCAAGCCTTTCGCACTTACTAAGGAGGTTTTGCTAAACCCCCAAGGCGGCACTAAAATAAATTTAGTTTTCAAGTAGCCCAAACTGCCTGCGGTCTACGTGTCCCTTGCAAGGTCTTCGTTTACACGTATTGGCAAGCAGATTGCGCTACTCGATGGATGTATCTACTACACAGGTCTATCGCTTTATCTCACGGTCGGATTGCCCACTGACCGCTTCCCGGCTAACCGATTCCCTCGGAATAGCACCTGTGGTTTGAATTGTTAATTTGCGTCTCGGTTTTAACTGATTGCTAATGGTCAAAGCCCTAATAGTTAGATGGCTGACGGTCACTGTGTCTTCACCGATGGGATTATCAACACCGAGTTGATAGCCCCATTTAGAAAAGCCACCCGAGATGGGTGGCGTGTAAACAGATTGAGCCACCAAGCTTCTCGGTGGTCTATGGAATAAAAAATACTCCGTTCAAAGACGGAGTTGTGTATAAAACCTTGTGGAGCCACGACTGGGATTTGAACCCAGGACCCCTTCCTTACCATGGAAGTGCGTCTGTCGTAGCCTAAAGGCTATATTACAACAACTTGTCTTTGTAGACCAGTTTGTTTGTAAATGTACATCGTAATAATAGCAAACCATAACGTTTATGTCAACACCTATTTTTCTTATGCTTGCTAAATTGTATGTTTTTGGTTGTAAATAGCCCGTAAATCTTCGTCAACGCAATGGGTATACATCTCTGTTGTCTGTACGCTAGAGTGTCCGAGGAACTTTGACACAAATAATAGGTTCGTATTGTTCTTGAGCAGGTTCGTTGCGTAACTGTGCCGCATTGTATGTGGATGGGCACTAATACCACTCCGGCGTGAATTGACCCTGAACATGACAGCGATATTGTCTTTGGTGATACGCCTGCCAAGATTGCCGATGAATAGTGCCGGATTATTATCCGATCGTAGCATGAGATATTCATCAGAACTTCTATACATAATATAGCGGCTCAATATTCAAAAACTTAATCATTAGATATTAGCCCACTTATCCCTGCTATACCCAGACAGGAACTCTACCCTCCAAACATCTCTAACCCTCAAGCGCAGACCCTGCCGTTAAAGCTCGAATAGTCCCATTGTCGCCTCGTTATTGCGTCCAGTATGGTTTTCACGTTGCCTCTAACTTAGTAACATCACTCGTTACGCTGTGTTAGGTAAAATAATGAACAGAGCAGGTCGCCAGGTGTCAGGGAAGACAGAGCTGGCACTTTGAAGCTCTATTCACTATTAGCCAATAAGTTTTATTTTTCTGGTGAGGCTCATAACTCACCCTAGAGATGTGATAATAAAAGACAGAATAAAAAAGACCCCTTACCCATATCGTTGGGAAAGAGGTTACAAATTCATGCCTCTTAACGTGAGGCTATCGACTCGGTGTTGTACTCCTAAATATACAGGATAGTATCTGGTTTGTCAATCTGGTGAAAACGCTAAGAAAATCCTTATAACCACTTGCATTTTATACACTGACTTGCTATAATGAGATTACTTACTGAGGAGGTTGCAACAGCAGCCCTACTTTAGATTCTCACCAGGTGATCTCCGACATTCGCCACCAAGCACCGGAGACACCTTTCTATATTTCCCTTGGTGGTTATATAGCCAGCGTGGACATGGACGCATTCTACTCGACTGCTACAAGAAGATGAGTGTACTCGAAACTCGGTACATCCCTATTACTTATTTTCCCTCCACATGCCTCACCTGGCGAGAGTCTAATTATTGATAATTCACGAAGTTTATAGATGGTTTGCTAATCATTAAATGAGGAGACAATCATGTACGATGGGCAATATCTAGTCTGCAAAGACATTGTTGAGGAATACTGGACAGACTATCTTCGGTATCTAAAAAAGAAGTCACAGAAAGACGAAGAACAGTTTAAAAAACGTCAAGAAGTATTAAAAGCTCTTGAACCAGCCTGTAAAGCAATAGCTGGTGTTGAAGAAGTACAGAGTGCGTGCGAACCAGTTTATGCAAACTATAAGTATTACGACATCAGCTTAAGCGGTTTTTGGAACTGGTACATAACAGAAAAACTCTAATAAACACAGTCAGCTTAATTGCTGGCAATCTGTCTATAAACATTAAGCGTACGGCGCTGGTAGTAAGGAATCCACTGATCCTAAAGAGTGGTGCAACTTAGAGTGATTCTCCATAGCCAAGATTACAAGGTTGAAAGCCCGTGCAGGTGATGGCAGCTAATCACGCCTATTAACGCCTTTGAATTTTGCTACTAGCTCTATACGCTGAATAACTCGTGAAAACATAAAACAACTTATAGAAAGGGTGTGGGGTATGGGACTACTAGGAAGCATTTTACAAATACCAGGCGTAATTGTCGGTGAAGTCGAGGACATTATTAACGATGTCCTTTTTGGTGACTGACATGTCAAACAAGTCATTCTATCTTGAGCAACTGAAGAAGAAGACGCAACTCTATCCTTTAGGTAAGGACGATCCCAAAAAGAAACTCGGTGTGATGGAAAAATATGCACGCCAAGCAGCATTCCGTGGTAACAAGCCAAAACTAGACGAAATTAAAGAAGCAACCAATAAAAAAGAATGGACGCTGAAATGAGATACGAGGGTATACGCATCATCATTGAGGAATCAAGTGATGGCGATAAGAATTTATTAACATGGCGATCCACGATTGATGGCAAAGAATATGGTGGTTATGTCGAGGTTGTTGCAGAAGAAGACTATCCACTACTAGAAAAAGCATTGGTGACATCCGCAAAGAACTTTATCGACGAGATGAATGGCTGTGATCCAATGGAGATTGCATACCGGCGCATGGAGGAGTTGGAGTACGAGGATGAGTGAATTAGATGAGAAGCTGAAACAGTTCTATTTTTACGACAATGAATCTGGTGGGAGGTGGACGTTTTAATGGCAAAAGACCAGATTACTATCAAACAGGCAAAGTTGGTAAAAGGTATTGCTGAGGGCAAAACAAAGCAACAAGCAGCACTCGATGCATACGATACAACCGACCCGATGACTGCATCCGCTATAGCTAGTGAGACACTAAAGAATCCTAAAGTACAAGAAGCCCTCCAACATGAGCTGGCACGACAAGGCATAACCATTGAAAAAGTTGTTGCGCCGGTTGTAAGTGCACTAAATGCAACGATCAAAGTAAAGACAAATGAGGGCGATGTCATAGACACCAAACTACCCGACCTTGAAATGCAACTAAAGGGACATGATCGGGCGATAAAGATACTCGTTGATAAAGATGAAAAGCAAGGTGGTGGTAACACGTACATATTCAATAAGGGTGATGTTGTAGCAAAGAAATATGTCAAAGATTGATTATCGAGGCTTCATTCAAGACAACTTCTTCATTCTGAATAAGCATGGAGAGTTGGTGCCATTCATGTTCAACGATGTGCAGAACCTATGGTACGACGAACTTGTTGCTGAATATGGCGAAGAACTACAGGGTATCCGAGAGAACGACCTCAAAGGGCGACAGTTTGGTATCAGTTCTGTAATAACTGGCATGTTTGCCACTGACTTTATTCTGAGCGAACTAGGACACATCCCCGTCACTAATTCAGACATCTACTCCCACAAGGACGATGAGACAACCGCCCACATCAATCGTTTTAATCTATTTCTTGATTCCTATCTGATGCAAGACCAGGGCGCAGGCATTGAAGATATGGAGAACACGGAAGCTCGCCAAGCATTCCGCAGGGCGTTTCTGGCAATCGACAACGGTGGACAAATCAAATCAAAGAAACGTGGGGCTGAGTACCATGCACAAACCGCATCAGCAAAGGTCTCTGGTCGTGGTGGCACGAAACAGAATATTCACTGGTCAGAGGTTGCGTTCTATCCAAATACCGAGATTATGAATGCGAAAACCCTTGTGACTGGTGCGGAAAAGCAAGTCCCCATTGGTTACGGAAAGATTTTCCGCGAAACCACTGGTAATACGATGGTCGACTTCTTTGCGAAAGAATATCAGGACGGGAAAGAGGGTCGTGGCATGTTTAAATCACGCTTTCTTGCTTGGTATCTTCACAAAGAATATGCACTTGATGCTGCACATACATGGGAACCGCCACTGTATTACGAAAAACTATTGTCAGATGGTAAGGCAACTAAGGATCAATGCTTCTGGCACTTCCAAACCACCAAAGAACTGTCTGATAAGTACGAACTCCGTGAATACCCTACCTACGATACTGAGGCGTTTATTCTTGGTGGCGACCCGTACTTTGATAAGGATGCCATGTTGCAGTACCTAAATAACATCATCAAGCCAATCAAAGAGGTTGAATATGCTACGGCTTTATAGACAACCACAAAAGGGCGAGTTCTTCGTGGTCTTTGGCGACTGTGCCCAAGGCGGTTCGGATAGTAACTTTGTCCAGTTCCTCAGTAAGTCACGCATTGACGTTCCCCTAGTCTATCAATTGAATGATGTCGCCGCTGCCATGACACCGATTCTCCATCAAACGCTAGAATGGCTATTTGATAAGACTGGCGTACAACCAATTGTCGGACTTGAGCGAAACAACGGTGGTGCCAGTGAGATGCGACGGCTCATTGACCTCAACCGTCAGCAGAAGTACCGCATTTACTATATGCGCAAGCCAGATGGCTCAAAAGACATGAATACACCTGGATGGAACACAGATGTTGTATCTCGCCCACGTATGGTTGGCGATTGGAAAGAAGCATTCAAGACTAACCAGGTACGAATATACGACGAGGAGACATTATTGCAACACCAGACGTTCATCACAAACCGAAGTAATAAACCAGAGGCGGCACCAAATGCACACGATGATGCAGTTATGAGTCTTGCCGGAGCATGGCAACTCTACCAGACCGAAGATCAAATCAGATTAGATGACGACGATGATTACGACGACACATCAGGAAACATAACATCACTATGGGGGTAACAATGACAGAACAATTCTACGAAAAAGAAGCACGAGAAAAGATTCTTGCCGGAGCTAAGAAGCTCTACAACGCTGTAAAGACAACCATGGGTCCGAGGGGTCGCAACGTGGTTATTAAGCTCAAAGACCTCCCACCAATCGTGACGCATGATGGTGTGACCGTCGCTCTACATACGAACGTCAAAGACCTTAGTGAACGTGCTGGTGCCGAGTTGATTAAAGAAGCTGCCGAAAAGCTAAACGATGAAGTGGGTGATGGCACAACAACGGTCACTGTCCTGACCTACCATATGCTCAAGGCTGCCAATGAAATGCTCGAAGCTGACGAGTCTATCAATCCGATGTTGCTTGCTCGTGAGATTGAAGCGGCGGTATTGCCTGTCTATGAGTATCTTGAGAGTAAACGTCTCCCATCTGATGACCTTGTCACCCTTAAGAAGATTGCGACATTATCATCTGCCGACGAGGAAATCGGTCAGGTGGTTGCTGAAACGATTGAAAAGGTCGGGGCAACAGGTACGGTCACGGTTGAACCGGCAATGCGTGAGGATACCATCAGCGAAGTAGTCGATGGTGTCGTGGTTGAACGTGGCTGGGCAACACCTTATTTCATTACCAGTGTGTCGAAGATGCAGGCAGTGTTTGAAGATGTGCCCGTCCTTATCGTCGACCAACCAATCCACTCATTCCTTGAACTACTGCCATTCCTGCAACGCATGGGTGAAGCCAAGATGGATAAAGTGGTGATTGTTGCTGAGGACTTTGAGGGTGATACGCTCGATAGTCTGCTTAAGAACAACCGCCAAGGGGCATTTCGTACGCTCCCTATCATGGCACCGTCATTTACCGACCATAAACGCCAATTACTTGAGGACTTAGCCAGCGCCACCGAAGCAACCGTGATTGCCCATGATACCTATACACTCAAAGAAGCCCCACTCGACGTGCTGGGACACGCGAAAAAGGTGGTATCGACCCAAACTAAGAGTATCTTTACTGGTGTTGAGGGTGATATTGAAGCACGAGTAGCCGAGATTGAAGCCCAAAAGCAAAATCAAGACTCGAAGTTTGAAATTGAGAAGCTAGAACACCGTCAGGCACTACTCAAGGGAAAGGTTGCCACTATTTTCGTCGGCGGCAAGACCGAAACAGAGATTAAAGAACGCAAAGACAGGGTTGATGATGCCGTCGGTGCGACCAAAGCCTCGAAACTTGATGGAATACTGCCAGGTGGCGGCGTGACGCTGTATTGTGCGAGTGAAGTACTCGATGATGCGACTAATGGCTCAAAACTGCTCAAAGGTGTGCTGAAACAGCCGTTTACCCAACTACTTGATAACTCAGGCTTATCAGACGTAGAAATGCCAAACATGAAAGACGGCTACGGCTATAACGTCAAAACTGGTGAACTCGTCAATCTTATCGATGCTGGTATTGTTGACCCCTACGCCGTCACGAAACATGCCCTGCAATCCGCTATTTCACTAGGTATATCTGGTATGACCGCCGGAGCCTTGATCGTTGAACAACCAGAGGAGGAAGAAAAATAATGCAAATCAAACCAAACAAACAGTTCGTCGTGGCACTACCCGATGAAGCCATGACCGCCACTAGTACGGGTATTCTACTCCCTGAACAGTCACGAGACATCCCGAAAACAGCCGTTGTGCAGGCAGTTGGCGAAGATGTGACGAACTTTCAGGCAGGCGACCGTATCATCTACAAGGATTACACCACCACAGAAATCAAGCTGGATGACGTGAACTACATCGTCCTGGAACACATCGACATTATCGGCACAATAGTTGAAAAGAATTAGGGGGGACGTATGAATTACGGCAAGAAAGAAGTGATTATAGCTCTCGATGACGACAATGGCTCTACCAAAACAATCTCGTCATCCTATCGTGAGGGTGCGGTGATTGGCAACGTACGTGAACGCTACGAGATTCGCCACAAGGTGAACAGTGACCTCGAAGAATTTGCCCAGTTCAACGCCTTTTACAAAGAATACACCAATGATCCGTCAATGCTTGATGTAGAGTTCCGTGTCGAGGGTCGCAACAACACCGATGGCAAACGATTCACCGTCAATTGTTACACTCGTATTGTTCGATAGACTATCATTTGTCATACCCTTTATGGTATAATTAACTTAGCACAACCACTGAAAGAGATACCAGACGTTGGCAGACAAGGTATCTGTAATCAGTGGTTTTCTCTTCGTTCAAAGTTTGTTCTCTAGATTCATGTAGTCGAAAGAGACAAACGAAACTATATTGCAAAGGACATTATCAACGCTGGTATCGTACCGGTGATGTTAACGAATCCCAACCTTTGGATGTTAAGTCTAAAGGTCGCAAACCTGGTTTCAAACATTCTGCCGAGACAATAGAAAGAATACGTTCTAGTAAAACCGGCATTTCTAAGAGACAACCAAAAGGATTTAAGAAACCAAACCACTCTGGAGAAAATCACTGGAATTGGAAAGGTGGAATAACATCCGCCGATAAGAACGAGCGATTGAAGTTCTGGAAGACAGTACGTCCTCTAGTATTTGAACGTGATAACTTTACATGCACTGTCTGCCATGTAACAGGCGGTGATTTACAGGTAGATCACATCAACAAGTGGTCAGATTATCCTGAACTACGCTTTGAACTCGATAATTGCCGTACATTGTGTGTTCCTTGCCATTACTACGTGACTTTCAAGAGGAAGTTGTATGCTTCTAATTCTTGGGGCAAGAATCTTGGGAGGCTAGCGACATAATGTTTAGTTTCCTTAAGGAAGATAATCTCTCTAAAAAATTCAGTGCAGCTAAGGTTTACACCGAATCGCTGACAGAACCATTCCCGGAATATGACCGGATTGCTCGTAATATCCCTCATCGGGGTAAAGACCCACGTTATCCAAACACAACGGACGGCACAACAGCCGCTACTATCCGTAAGCTTGGCAAACGTGTCGTGCAGCAACTGCCAACTGGTGTCGTCGAGTCAGATGACGATGACGCATGGCTACCGATTGTTGCAGGCTTCGTTTACACCAACAAGATTCTGCCTTTTGCCAACATTGAATATGACCTGATTCAGAAATGCTGGCAAGTTATTGAACGTGGTGGCACGTTTGGTGCTACAGCGACCTATACCCCATTCGTCAACCACGATGGTTATTTCTGCCCAGACCTTGTTCTGCCCTACTGGGGCGATGTCTTTATTCAGCCAGGCAAAAAGTCTGGTTATGACTGCGATTACGTCTTTATTCGTTCATGGTGGCAAGAAGATGACATCGATGCACTGATTGATGGCGAAAAGAAACGTGCCAAAGATGCAAAGGATCGTGGCGAAACCTACGAATCAACATGGGACTTAAAGGCACTAGAAACTGCCAAGAACATGTCCACTCATAAGGACGAAAAGGCAAAGACCCCCCATGAAACTGATCGTAACGTCGACGCTGACGGTATTCCTGTCATCACTGGATTCCAAAAGGGTGTTGGCGCAACGTTCTATACATTCCTGATTGGTGGTACCGAAAACGAAGTCACGATTATCCGGCGGAAGAAAAACAAAGACCCTCGTGGCAAGTTCCCAATTGACTGGTATTACCACGACACGGACGGCGCAAACCCACTCGGACGTGGCATTGTTGAATTGATTGGTGGATTGCAGAACCTCATCGACTCTGACATGCAGATGTATCAGTTTAACCGTGCGTTGATGCTGGCACCTCCTGTCATTAAACGTGGTAATTTCTCGAAGAAGAAGATTGTCTATGCACCGAACGCCATTATTGACGTTGGTACTGATCCTGATGCTGATGTAAAACCACTCAACGTCGATACGTCTGCTGTTGTTAACTACCCTGACCTCTATGGCTTGCAGAAATCACAGCTATTGAACC